CAATTTATAAATCACCAAAGTAACCAAAATGTACAAGTCGCATTACTTTCAACATTATTTATTATAACTGTAATTACATGGTTCAGTTTTTGCACTTTTGTTTTCAATTATATCAAAGCAGTTTTTGAAAAACCTAAATTTAAAATGATATTTAATTATATTGTCGGGACAACACTAATCGCTTATCAATCAAAATATTAACTACAAAGCATTAAAATTGTGATCTTAGTAATTTTATTCTAATTATCTTTTTAACAATGAACTTCATAAAACTTCAACCATCTCGAAATTTATCGAAGAGTCGGCTAATAATATCATATTATGCCGACTTTTGTTCACAAGTTTACTGTAAATGTCCTTGTCTATGACTAATAAATTGTTTCCTTCCATACTATTAAATAAAGCAGCATATCAACATTTTGCTAAATGAGATATAGCGAGGAATATCGAATAAACGGAGAGTGAGGGATTGGCAAATTCATATTATTATTAAATTACATGGCTTTTATTGTCCATATTTTGCCCGCTTTAAAATTTTCTACATTAATCACTCTACTTAATTTCAATTATATCCTTCAAATTAAACTCACTTAATCCATTTCCAAAAATTATGCGACATTGCAAATGACGTGAAAATAACACGCAAATAAAAAGACCACCTATAGCAAAGGTAGCCTATCTGTACTTATTAAAAAATCTAAATATTGTTCTATTTATAATACTTTATAAACCTCACTATATATAATATATAGGCTATAAATATAAATATATTCATTAATATTACCTGATTACTATTAATATTACCAAACTTGATACTAATCATTGTCCAAAGTGCTATTACTAAAAATAATAATAAACATACCCATATGTTAAAAACTATTTTCATAGTATCACTCCTTAAATATTAGCAGAAAGTTGCTCCTCCAGTTAATCCACCACCTACTGCCCCACCGACTGCTCCAACTACTCCTCCACCTACTGTACCTACTATTGGTAAAGTTACAGTTCCGACTCCAGCACCAGCTAATCCTAACGTAGTACCTCCTGTAACAGCTCCTCCTGCTATACCAGATATACATTTTCCAATGCCTCTATCTTGGTACATATTTTGAGCATATACACCTAAATCACCATTATCTTCAAAATATACTAGAGAAATGTTATTACCATTTCTATCTTTTGCAATTGATGGTAATTTTTCAATATCACCCGTGTTTTCATTTCTTAAAGATGCTATACCGTTTTTATCAATGTCATAAGTAACATTTTGATTCAAATCAATTCTAGCCGTATGGTCATTTACCTTAACGATTTTGCCTGAACTATTTCCTGTGCTGTATGTCTCATTTCTTTCAGCAGCATAAAAGTAATTATCAACTAAATTAGGACTAACTGTTACTCCAGTAGTAATTGCTAATGCAATAAACCCTTTTATAAATCTTCGTTTGTAATTTAATGTTTTTGCCATTTTACTCACTCCTGATAGGTATTTGAGATATAAAAACAACTCTATAAATTTATTAAAATAAGTAGTTTAAAAACTTAATGAATTAAGCATCTCTCCAGCATTTTGGAAAAGGTTTACAAAAATAATACAAGCTTATATTGTTAAAATCTATAGAAATTTATAATAAGTAAAAATATTACATATATATGTAATAGCCACTTTAAAACAAAACCCTACTTCTATTAGTAGTCAATATCTTTTTAATACTAGTGTGACGTTAAATACAAATAAAGCAGTCACAACCACTTTTAAAGAATTCTTATTGGAAAACAATACGGGGAACTAAACATTACATGCCTTACGACACACGCGTCTATGCAATTGGGTAAAGGTTTCTCTATACAATATGTTAGCAAAAGATTAGGTCATGCAGACATAACGACTACCCTATCCATATACAGTCATTTATTAGAAGAAAGTCAAAAACAAGAAGAAAATAAAACACTGGAAGTCTTACGTAGCATGTGATTCAAAGGTTTCATGTCAACAAACCTTAAATTTTGACATGAGAGTGACATTTTTTATAAAAACTAACCATAAACAAAAACACCGAAACCCTATTGTATCAAGGATTACGGTGCTTCATAAAAGCTCAAAATATGTATTGAACGGAGAGTGAGGGCATTTGTGTATTTTAGAAGATAACCGAAAAGCCTATAACTAAAGGATTTAGCCGTTTTAACTTTCGAACGAAATCTAACTAAACTGAAACATTTTGACACGTATTTGACACGTGAAAATACGATCCTATTCAATTAGGTGGGTTTATTTAATATATATTCTATCGTCGTTTAAGTAAACCGAATACACAATCTGTCTATCTAAATTAAGTTTAATTAACAAAAGTACAAATGCTAATCGCAGCGATCCTTTTTGTACTTCATGCATATTAACCCATATTGCCTTTTCTTCATCGCTCATTAAGTCTGTGACTTGTAATGTCGTATGCTTTAATTTCTTTGCACGTTCCAACATAGCGGTATAGTCGATACCTTTATACATACAATCAACTCATCTACATAATAGAACGAGTGTTCGTGTATGTAAATAAAAATTAACCGCATCAGTTAAGATACGGTTATTAGAATTGCATAATTTTTTCCTATTTTTTTTGCCTAGTCATTTTTAGATATTCCTCTAATTCATCGATACGATCTGCTTCTAATTCATCGATATAATTTTCCATGTATTCAAAACACACTTCTTTTTTGAAAGTTGGCAAAATGATAAGTTCATCTTTTATTCTATTCCATCCTGCTTTATTAGACCAATCATAGCGATTACTTATCGTTTTATTCAAGGATGAAAGTAAATATAAATAACTATGGGCATTGATATTATTTTCTATAAACTCTATAGCATAACTATCTTGAAGTACCGTGAAATTATATGGTTGATAAAACATTCTTCCTGTGTTTGCGCCATTAGCTGAAACACTAATTACGTTACTTAATATAGTAGCATTTTCACTTGGTACATAATACGCTAAACCTTGATTTTCTATACCCGCTGTCAATGCTGGAATATCAAACTTACTTTGAGAATATTTACTTAAATCTCCTGCTTTATATTTTAAAGGTTTAGTTTTAATTTTCTTAAACAAATCTCCTATTCTATAACTTTTAAATTCACCCCCACTTTCCACAAAATTTTTCTCTAACTTATTTAAGCGCAGGCTTATATCATTTTCATACCTCTTTTTTCCTTTTAAAACTTGAGAAACTTCCCAAGATAAATAATCAGATACAGTTTTTTCAAAATCTTCAATTTTAGGAACAGTATCTTTTGTTGCATGCTGATCGAAGTTCCAATCCATACCAGAATCATCAATAAAGTCCTCAATATAAACATCATTGATATTCCATAAATTATTATTAACTTTTGCTTTATTTCCTGCTTTATATATTTTTAAAATATCACGATATCTTTCAACTGGTGAGTCTTTAACTTGAATACCTCTAGCAGTTCTTTTGTATCCATCATTTCTAAAGTCTATAAATTTAACTGTTTTATCAAAGTCATGCGGTTTTTTAGCTTCAAAAATATATATACTTGTCTGTACACCTGCCATGGGCTGGAATAAATCACCAGGCATTTTAATACTTGCTAAAAGTGTATGTTTTTTTAAAATAGATTCATTAGTTTTCACAGATTTACCTGTCCCAGCACTATCTTGAATAATTATCGCGCCAACTCCATTTTTCTCCATATTGTTTAAACCAAATTCTATAAACGGCATACCGTTTTCTTGATAACTAAAAGGTGGATTCAACAGCAATTTTGTAGCTTTAAATTCTTCATATAACCTTTTAGGCGTATTAAATGTGTTGGCTTTTTTTATATTGCTCGAGCCATCTCCTCGCAATATCATATTCGTTGCTGCAAGTGTATACATTTCTGCATTTAATTCAATTCCTAATAAATTATTACTTTTAATATTTTTTATTTCTTCTTCCGCTGCATTCGTTCGTTTTCCATGTTCCAATTCTGCTTGTTCAATCATTAATTCCATAGAACTAATCAAGAAGCCTGCACTTCCTGTTGCTAAATCCATTACTTTACTATCTTTTTGAACATCTAATAGTTCAGCCATCATTTTAGTCACATAAGGAGGAGTTAATACAATTCCTAGTTCTGTACCATCACCCAGGGCATACTTTAAGAACTCTGAATACATCTCTCCCATAATATCAATATGACCTGTCATTGAATCTATTGAACTATAAATATTTTCATAAATAAAAGTGAATATTTGCTTATTAGTACTGCTCTCCGCACTTAATAATTTACTAACCTCTTTGTCTAAAGTTGTTGTTTCATCTCTTTGTTTATCTTTAGATATTTCTTGAAATGAAGAAAGCATTAGTTGCATTTTTCCACTTTCAATATTTTTCATGTGCAAATACTCTTTTATTTGATCAATAATAATTTTCCCATCGCGTTTTGTATCTGTTTGAAGACCTTTTAACTCGTGAGGTTCCAGTCCTTTTTGTATAATATCACCTTTCCAGTCATTAATATCTTGCATTGCTAATAGCATACCTGAAACATACAAAACTCTTTGTGGTGCCGTTATATTATGGTTATGCATTAATCTATTTAATTGTTTTGCATATTTTTGTAACACTGTCCTGCTATCAATTAGAATTCCATGTTTTTCAGTTTCGGTTAAAATAGCATCATTATAAAATTCTTCAAAACTATTTTTACTTTCAAGAAAGTTTAAATTATTGTAATTTTCTACATTTTTATAAGCATCTTTAGAGCTACCAAAAACATAATTAATATCTATAGTTACGTTATCTTTATTATCGCCCGCAATTCCGATAGCGATAACTTCTTTGTATTTATTACTTTTTATCATATTTCTTGCATAATGCAAACAACCATTAACAGCATAGTTAGATATTGCTTTATCATCATCTTTGATACCCGCCTTATTAAATGTTTTGAGTTTATTCGAACTTAATTTATTTTCAATAATGACAGGAATATTATATTTTTCGACATGAAAATCAGGTGTTCCAAAACGTGTTTTCTTTTCAGTCTTTGCGCTCCCTTTCAATGCTTCTTTCATATAATCTGACATAGAGGTTTCATCATTATAGTCTTTTAACTTTTCCAAACCTAATTTATCTAAATAATCTTTAACATAGTAATTTACATCAGTTTCTAATTTCCAATTCATATGTATTACCTCATCTAATTAATTCTTTTTTACTAATCTTATCATTTAAGAGCACAAAAAAATAGGGCAAGCACATAAGTGCCTACCCTTGTATATTATGTGGTTAATTTAATTATAACATACTAATAAATTTCAACAATTCTTAAACGTTCGTGCCATACCCAACCATTATTGTTATGAGAGTATACTCGACACCAACCGTCTAACACTTCAAAAATGTAAAAGTCATCATAACCTGCACGGTAAATTTCATTAGTTAATGACCATTGATAATTACTTTTTTTACCACTACGTTTTGCTATAGTTGCACCGTAATGATCTACTTTACCTCTGAATTTGCATTTCTTACTCCAGCCTATTTTACTAGGTGGAATACTTCCTACTTTCAAACCACTTGTTTTCTTAGCATTAGTTTTTTGATTAACAGTTTGTTTATCCGGTTTATTTTTTAAATCTTGCCCGCCGCCTGGTTTATAAACTTCTGTAATTCTTAATCTTTCATACCAAACGAAACCATCATTTGAAGGAGAATAAACTCTAGCCCAACCGTCACGTATTTCATAAACATAAAATACATCACCTTGTCCATACACTTCATTTGTAAGTACCATTACGTTATTGTGGTTAGGTCTACAAATTGTAGCACCTGCATTGTCTGCTACTGCTTTGAAATATGGTTGGTTAGACCATGTTAATTTCTTAGGCGGAACGCTGTTTAATTTCAATGATTGACCTTTAGATGATGCTTTAGGTTTTACATTTCCAATTGTGGTTAAATCAACACTGTCATCTGCAAAGTCTGGTACGATAAAATGTGTTAACCCACTATAATCATCTTCTCTTAGTTTAGCAGGAGTATTCGCATTACCATCATAGTTTTGCTCTAATATAGTGAATGTGTTTGTTCCACCACTGTTATCCCAAACTAAACCAGTGTGACCCCATTGTTTATAAATACCTTCTGTATATACTGCTATAGAAGCAATAGGCGGAATATAGCTAGGAGTATTTTTAACTAATTTCCATCCTTTAGGTAAAGCTACCCAAGTTAAGTCTTTCGCATTACCCCACAATCTAAATCCGTTCGTTACATTGTATGCATAATCTACGACAAGATCCATACACTGCATAGCATACATTTTATCGAAATCAACATATTGTCCTTTTAAGCTATGCATGTACTCAATTGCTTCTTTGTATTTAACATTACTTTGAGGCGATGTTGTAGGTTTCTTTTTAGTTGGTTGTGACAATTCTTTTGACGGTGTGTTAGAACTTTCTCCCTTAACTCCGTTGATGTATTTTGTTACCAGTTTATCTAAATTACTTACGTTTCTACTGTAACCAGCTGCTTGAAGCAGATTACCTGGGTCTATTTTGTCTGACTGTATATCTTGATGACCTGGCATTTCAGTTTTGTAATCTATCTTCCAGTATTTAACTAAATAAGCTAACACTTTCGCTGTATTTTCAAGTGACTTTTTACTACGGACTTTATCATCAAAATAACACCCTTCTACGCCAAAAGCGCCATCGTTTGCATCTATTCCATACCAGTTGTTATCAATAGGTGTATTATATAATACGTGCCACGCTTTTTCTGTAACTGGTATACAAACGATACACTCTTTATCGTCCACGAATATATGAGCAGATGCGACAAGCGACCAATCAATATTATAACTGTTTTTATAGTAGTTCACGTTATCTTGTGCTGTAGTGTTTGGATTTCCTGTGTCATGAGCAACTGCAAAAATTGGCTTACCACTTGTTAATTTTTGCCCACTTCTACGTGTTCCTATAGGTAACCAATCATATTTAACTGGAACACCATTCCATTTCTCTGTCATTTCACATTACCTCCACCTATTTTATTATTGGTTTTTTTAGTACTGCCTTCACGAGTACGCAATGTTTCCCATATTCCTGTGGCCATCAAACCACTTATTAACCCAGCTAACAAACGACCTGCTATAGATAATTCAGAAACAATTTCTGGTATAAATGCAGTTAACCCACCTACTACCACACCAATAAATATTGAAATAATTGGTATAATATTTTTCGGAATTGCTTTTGTTCGTTTTATTACTTCTGTTAGTGCAATAGTTAATACAGAGATAATCCCTGCAAATGTTATAATCTGTTCCATTTATAAAAACCTCCATAATAAAAAGCCGACGCAGTGCGCCGACTTTAATTTAAATATTATTTACAATAACCAAACCAAAAACACTCCCAGAAACTAGCGCCAAAAACAATTTGTTCACTTAAAAATTCCAACATAGTTTTTTCACCTCCTTCAAATTCCTAACCAACTTCTGATTGCAGCAAGAATTAACGAACTAAGTAAAGTGAAAATCGTTCCTATTATTAGCCACCTTAGTTGCTTAAATTCTTTGCGACTTTCCTCTTTATTTTCTTTCTCAACCTCTCTTTCACGGTTGATTGAATCTAATGTGTAATTCATTTTCACATTGGTTATTTCTTGTGTATGTTGCCCTTTCTCTATTTCTTTTAATGAGTTATGAAGTTTTTCGATAGACTCATTGATTTCTTTTCTGTCCTCTTTCATTGTTCTTTCTATATTCCTTAAGCGTTTGTCGTTATATCTGTCTTTATCTTCCAAAATACCGACGCGACGCTCAATATCTTGATTCCCTTCACTACTCACTATTTCACCTACTTTTCATGCAAATTAAAAACCCCAAGCTATGCTTGAGGCTCCGGATATTTCTCACCTGTAATTAATGCGTATTCTTCTTTGTCGATTACTTCCATGTCAGTAAACCACTTTATATCGTCATTTGTGTAGCACCCCCAACTATACATAGTTTTAATATCATCATATTTAGGAAATAGTAGTTTCATCTGAATTTCCTCCTTTTAATTTATCGACTTCTTGAGATAACTGAACGATCTGTTGCGAAAGATTTGCGTTTTGTTGCGTTAATTGAGTAACCATTTTATTACCTTGTACAATTTGTACTTGCATAGATGAAAACATACGTCTTAATTCTTCATCAGATGTTGGAAAATCAATCTGTGGTATCTGTGGTAATTCTGTCTTTTCTTCTTCGTAATTTGCGTTCACTTTAACTTCTCCGTCTTTATATAAAAAGTATTTAGGTTTGAAAGATTGACGAAATGATTTAGGTATAAAATTGTTTTCTATTGTTAAAGTTTCATAACCTTCTCGTTCAATACCTCCGCTCACTGCATAAGCGATAATCTCATTATTCTGGTTGAGCAATATCTGCATATTTACGCACCCCAATTATTTTATTTATTGTAAATCTGTTAGCGTCTGGTCCAGAACCATTACCAGAGTCGATGCCATGATAGGTATCTGAAATAATTTTCAATTGGTTTCTACTAGACTTTTGAATAATACATTCAAATGCTGTAGCGTAGCTCCCTTCTTCACCAATAACATTTACTCTGTCTATTACAATATCTGTATCACCTGTGGGGTCGCCTGTTTCTGCAAAATTTCCACCAGGGAAGTTTCCATAAATATATAAGAATATGAAATTATCTAACGTTTCTGTTAATGGGATTGTAGAACCGACACCATTAGCTGAACCCTCGAATAATGTTTTGTGTAGGTTAAATACTTTCTCATCTGTATAAACCTTAGCGTTACTTTCTGCTGTGTTGGCTTTGGCTTGTGCGCCATCTTTAGTTTCTAACACATTAGCATCACTAACTAGTGGTATTTCTAACCAGCCACTATCACGTGTGCCATCAGTGTGTATATATCTACGCCATACTTTCCCTTGGTAACTGTGAACAACCTCTATTTGTTTTCTGTTAGAACCACCTATCGTCACATCAATTTGTGCGTATGCTGCACCATTAAAACCGGGTGGGAAATTTTGTGTTGTTGGGTCATCATTTGATACAGTTTCATAACAACCAGGTTCTAAAGTGGTAATATCTGTTATCGTTCCTTTATTAATATATTGTCTTGAACCATCATCATCTGTTAATTTATATTTTTGCCAATCGCCAGCTTCTCCCTGTGTAACCACATCACTATCCATTACCTTCTGTTCAAACTCTGAAATTTTGTCATCTACATAATTTTTGTCATCTACAAACTGCGAAGCGTAATTATCGCCTGTAGTTGTTATTTCGTTTAACTTTTCATTATGATTACTGTTATACTCTGTTAACTTATCGTCTGATAATGTGTTAAGTTGGTTCACACCATCTGTTGCTGCTTGATTAACCATAGTTACGTAATCTTGCATGTTCGCAAAATCTTCATTTAACTTCGCCATTGTGTCTGAAACTTCATCACGTAATTGTGCAAATAGTTTTATTTCTCTCAGTTTTTCAGAAGCAGGGATTGTGCTTAATAAATCCTCTGCTACTTCAAAACTAAATTTACGTTGCACCACTACTTCTTCACGGTCTTTAGTAGCTACATATACTTGCCCTGTCACACTTTGTGCTACAATCATAAATTCTGTAGGTATTGTATAACTAACGATACCGTTTAATTCATCGATAATTTCAAAGCCACCATCTGTAACTTCTGTATTATCCACAATGTAATTCGCACCCGATTCAAGCTTAATAAAAACTTCCACATTCTCTTTACTTAAAGATAACGGGAAGTCATTTCGTGTAATTTTAAATTGTAATATTGCTGTTCCTTTATCTTGATTCCAAAATTGAACATTTAAGTCTGATAAACTTTGATAATTTGCAGACGTTTCTAAGTTTACATTTGCTATTTTGTCCATTGCCATAAATCTAACCCCCTAAATTGATTTCCCGTCCATTAATGTCCACGGTGATGTACGTTCATTGTTAGTGTTACTGAAATAAGCTATATATATTTGTACTGAAGCTGTAGTTGTAACGCGTGTTAACGTTACTCTAAATACATACGGGCTAATATTTTCAACTAAGGCTGTCATTCCTACTCCTGTGATTGGTAATCCTAACAATTCTTTGCTCTTAGTAGCTGTGATATACCAAGTTTTGTCACTGATAATACCTAATTGATTTATATTAGTTATATGGCTTGGTACATATTCAAACGGTCCACCCATAGAACGTGAACCAATATGATTCCAGTTTGTAGCATCGTTGGAGTCGGAGAATTTATTTATAGAAACAATTCTTGTAAATTGCATAATATCTCTGACAAATGTACTTCTTGTTAATGTTTGTTTTACTTGCCCCGCTTGGTTAGGTGCCGAAACTGTTAACCAATATCCAGCGTCTCGCATTTCTTTTGGTAATGGGAAGTCAGTTAGGTTTTGAATATCCACTGTGTATAGATAATATTCACCTGCTTCGATAATGTCGGATAATTTAGTAAAGTTGTGCACGGGTAATGTTTTAGTACGTCCACCAGATTCCATAATGGATTGAGGCACTGCTTGAGCTGTCAGTTTGTCATAAACATCGCGCATAAAAATACCGTGAATCTCGTGTGAACGATAATTCCCGGCACCTAATGTTACACCTATTAATAATGCTTTTTTACCTGTCGTCTCGTCATAATATAACTGCATACCCTCTGCTTCTTGGAAGTTACCAGGGTAGAGATTTCCGCTCTTACCAATATCTGCTTCTTTCTGGTATTTTTGTTTACCTGTTTCTAAGTCGAATACAGTTAAGAAATTAGGATTCTCTACTTTTGAGTCTCCAGTGTACCAATACAATTCACCTTCACCAAAGTCTACACCTTGCATAGGTTGAGAACCATCGCCACCACCTGTTAAGTGTCTAGGTAAGTCGAATTTGTATAGTACGTTGTCAACTCTTGCATCTACATCTTCTAATCGTCTTACTTCAATATAATTTGATGCGTTTCTAGCATCCCACTCGCTTGATGGGTATTGAATACGATATAAAATCAAATTCTCTTGTTGATTAATGACTGGTGTGATATAAGGAAGTTCTGGATGACCAGTAAATACCTCTTCCATATCATAATCACCATAGGTAATTGTTACGTCTGGTCTAAAGCTAAACCTTACTATTTTTCCAAATCCTTCATCATCATTGATATATGAATAGATCCAAAACTTATCATCTTCCCATCTATAGCCATTATGTGTTCCGTGTCCGCCACCTTCGACGTACATTTGTGACATAAATTGACCGTTTAATTTTAATTTAGATATTTTATAACCATTTGAATACACTTGCGTCATGTAAATTAAACCTGTTCGATTGTCCAAGTGGAAACTTTGCATTACCGAGTTTGTCCAGGGGGATAAATTCGTTAAATATTGCCAATTCTGTTTGGGTATATCAAACGCAAATTCTTGCGCTAAAACTTGTTCTTTTGCATCGTTTACTGACTTTAATACTTCTTCTTTATCTAATTCGAAATTTGTCGTATCTGATTGTAGACGGTCAAACAGTGTAGGGTGAGATACACCTTTATTATCTAACCTTGCATCTTTAACTTCTTGTAAGCTGTTTTTTTCCTTACTTAAGACTAAATTGTTGTAACGATTATTTAAAACATTTAGACCGCGTTCAACTGTTTTAAAACGACTGTCTGTAATTTGTTGTGAACCATGTGCATTTAGTTCGTCCGTTTTATGATAAACAAATTGATTGTAAAATTCATTGCTAAAATTTTCAGTACGCAAAAAATTCGTGTGTAATTGCTGTCTGAAATCATAACCTAAAGTGGTTGTTAAACTTTTTTGTAGTTTGAGCATTTATCATTTCTCCCATCTCTATAGCATTAGTGTTGTGTCTATTGGTACCCATTGTGTGCTCTTGATTGTAGTAGTGGAGTATTGTAATTTAATTTCACCCGTGTTTAATAACGTCCACCTGTTGAAGTTGGGAACATCATTTGTTGCGTGCATGGATTGAACAAATTCAGTTGACCCTGTAACAGAACCCAACATCGACGATGGTAAAACCCCGATTACCTCGCCCGCGCTTACATCTTTTATTGCACCTCTTAGACTAAGGAACTTGATGTTGTTTTTTATAGTAATCATTCTTGCCTTAGGTGTTTGAGCAGTGTTATATGGTTGGACAGTTGACGATAACGGGATATTTACCCACCCTGTATCAGTTACTGTAGGCATATTAGCTACTGCACTCTGTAAGTTACTAATTTGTGACTGCAGCGTACTCACATCTGTTTGTACGTTACTCACATCTTCTTTCACCGCTCCTACATCAAAATCGGTAATATCGTCTGGTATACCTTCTACACAAGTGACATGCGTAAATGGAAAGTAAACCTCACCATTAGCATCTAATAGTTGCCTAGCATTAGTTTCAGCCATCAGTTAACACACTCCCCATAACATCACTGTAAAAGTCTTGTTGTACATTCTTGTTTACATTCCAATTTCCGTTGGCTATTGCACTGTTTGCACGTTTAATTCTTAAATTAATTTGATTTTGAATAGATATAATATCTTGTTTAGAGTTGCTAAATTCCACCTCATTAGGTTTTTGTGCTTGAGGATGATATTTAGTGAATTTAACCACTTTCAACTCTGTGTTAAAGCCCAGTGGACGATGAATAAACCGAACTAAACTATTTTCTTTTATGTCATCCTCGATGATGTAACGTTTGTCATCTGCTTCACCTAAATAGTTCGTAGAGAGTTCAACGGTAGGTTCGTCATTAAGTGCTTCTTTAATTTGTTCTTCTACTTGAGCAACAGTAGTAGCTGAATCTGAATAAATTGTAGGTGCTTGTATATGACCAAACGCTTCATAGTTAGGGCTCTTATAAGTTGTGGTAACGTAATAAACATCCGAACCTTTTAATACTGCTGTGAGGTTTAATATTGTCGTTTTTTCAGTACCTATCATCATTTGAGCAGCTTTTTTCTTATAGTCCACACCAGATTGAGCTCCTCTAAACACTGCTTTAAAAGTATGTTCACCTTTATCAAGATTCTTGGCGACTACTAGCGAATCAGTTTTAGAGGTTTTGCTATATGTGTTAAAGGAATCTAATTTTGCACCATCTAAATAAATATCTACTTTACCACCTTTGGAACCTCTTTTACGTGTCCAAGTAAGCGTTTCATTACCCCACTTACAAGTGAATGTTTTACTATAGCTAGCGCCAACCTCTGTTGTGTTCCACATGCCTTCTTTAGTGAAACTACCTGAATACTTTAAGTCTTTAGGTTTAATAGGTGTATAATTCTTAGTTTCTTTTTTAGTTTTTTTCTTGCCATAACCTAAACCTATTGTTTTTAGATCCGTTGTAACCACAGTGGCTGTTAACTCATCAGAATTACCTTTATAAACAATTGGTGTGTTAGCTCTTTGATAAAATGTTTCGGGTTGATAGAAATAAATCATTTTGTTATCTGCAAAATATATATAGTTAAAATATTCAGCGCCCGCTACAATATGTTCCATCCCGTTTTTATTACCTAACTCTTCCACAGGTGCACGATTGTTTGAATCTCCAATAATCTCATAAGTGAACCCTAACGGATTGTCTTTAAACCCAAATTCAATATATTGTTGCATTGTATAGTTAGGTGTTGTTTCTTCTGTCACTTCAGTGTTAAGTTCTTCATCTTCCACATCTTTATCGATATAGTGATTTTGAAACTCCATAAATATATGCTTAGCTATAATTTCATTTGTAATCACTTGACTATCGTATTTGATAGCACTTGATTTAATAACAAAATATTGGCCTTCATATATGATGTAATTTTCATTGGTCAACATATCGAAAATATCTTCGCGCCCTACTGTTTTGTACGCTGTAAATGTAACTGATCGCTCGTTATTGATTTCATATTCATATTTAAATGAATCGGGGTCATAGTCGGTAAGTATTTCTGCAAAGTTACCAGCTTTGTTTTCTATAACAAGTTCTTTTTTCAAAAATACTCACCTACCTATAAATAAAATCAAATTCAAATTCTGCTGATACGTTTGAAACACCTACACCATCGATTTCTATGTTGTTGAATCCTGGTAATAATTCAATCCATTCATGATTTGTGTTAGCTCCAACTCTTTCGCTTCCTATCACTGGATGAACACCAATGAAAGTTAATGTTTGATAACTTTGTAAACTTCCGTAATATATAATTGTTTGCCCTGTCATGTGATTGGTCATCTTGAAACCATTAGGAGCGTTAGCTTTAATTCTTATAATCAACTTATGTGTTAGAGGGTCGATAGTGTCGAAACTACCATTCCATATTTCAAATCGTTTTGAATTATGTTTGTATTTGATTTCTTTGTCTGAAATCAAACCGCCCTCAAATTGCCAATTGTCTGATAAAAAATTAACATCTAAAGTGTTTTTTAAAGATTCGCTATAACCTTTATATACATTAAAAGAAACCTCGAATTTACCGTTTCTGTCGTACACATCTTCTATGGTGTGACTTTCACAGTACACAGCGTATTTTTTACCTGGCATATCTGAATGCGTAATATAAAAAGGCTCCCTTCTAAAAAGGAGCCCTCTCATTCTTTGTTTGAATAAATGGTAATCTTCAGTATCTACGCCTTCATATACAAAGTTCAAAATCAATTTAAAAGGACCAAAAGTATTAGAACCAACTAATACTCCATCACGCCCTTTTACCTCTAATGTGTTTGTTTGAACAGCAACATCTTCCTCTTCATAATCTAAAAAAGTGAGGTTGGGGAGGTCTGTCAGCACTTGTTCAAAATTATCATTGAACATTTTTACTGTTTTATCCAATTTATAATCTACCTCCTAAATTGAAAGTTTTCATTCTTGATTGTTGTCCTAATCGATAGTTTGTATCTTCCGCTATTTTTTCACCGTTTAAAGTCATGTTTTTATTAGCCGTTGTTTGGTTGTAACCTTCATTGTTCCTACTGGACTGTAGTAAATCTTGCATTGTGTAAAGCATATCTTTTAATATACTGTTTTGCTCTTGTATATCTACATTAGCTTGTGATAACCGTTGTAATTCCATTTGCTCACGTGTAGCCATTTGCTGTTTATCTCTAAGCTGGTCAGCATATCTTGAAATACCGTCATACACAGCTGATTGAGTACGATTGAATATATCACTCTCAATCACTGATTTAATAGCTGCAATAGATACGTCGTTAGGAATGATTTGCTCACCACCACGTAAGTTCATGATTTCCCCGCCTTTTTCGAAGACTTGAGCTAAACCACGTGGTGCGTTGTTTGTACCAGTAGCGTAACCATGACCTTTACCGATAACGCTTAACATTCCACTTTTACCGTATCTAGCTTTAGCATAATTCATACCAGCGATAAGATTATCCAAACCATTCCATATATTTCCATGACCTTTAGCTTTATAAGCATTAAACGTTCCTGGTTTAACTTGCACAAGACCTTTAGCACGACCATCAGATAACCCGTCATCACCTCCATGTGCTTTAGGGTTTCCGCCAGATTCAGTCTGGATTTGTTTGGCCCAAGCTTTTACATAAGCGCCGGAAGTTGGTAGACCAGCAATTTTAAGAGCTTTTTTAATATCTCCGTTCCATTTACCGGATTTACCTCCACCACCATCGTTTGCTTTTAACCATTTGATAGGGTCTATTGGTGTACCATTCTTTTGCACCTCAAAGTGTAAGTGAGGTCCCGAAGAACGACCAGAGTTACCAGACACACCTAAATAATCACCAGGCTTAACATTTTTACTTCCGCTAAATGCATGTTTGCTCATGTGACCGTAAATAACTTTTAAGTTACCTTTAACAATATCAACCATATTACCAAAGCCACCGTTCCACCCTTTACGAGCTGTGGCTTTACCGTTTAAAACACTGTAAAGTTTGTCATATATATAGTTAAGGTCTACACCCATATGTGGGCCAGCGAAAGGATAACCTGGTGCTCTACCGTTTGGACTGAATGGGAAGTTGATACCTTTAGATAAGTCGATATAACCACCATCTCCACCTTGTTCTTCCATCCAAGATTTGAATGTATCGGTAGCAGCTTTTTTTAGTTTTCCGAACATACCTTTCATCATATCGTAAGGTAAACTAGCAGCTTTAGATATGCCGAAACCATCTAAATCAAGTCCTATACCTTCTAGTACTTTATTAAGTAGTTTGCCTGGTTTTTCTATCCAATCCATGACATCGCCAATCTTGTCTGCCATCCATTTTTTACCTTTTGCTGCAGTTTCAAGAGTTTTATTAACAACTGCCTTACCACCATCAACTACTTTACCGGAAACGACTTTTGCACCGTCTTTAGTTTTATCCCAAGCGTCACCAAATATGTTATCGCCTTTTTTCTGTTTCTTAGGTTTTTTCTTACCTAAAGTGCCACTAGCAAATCTAGGTAACGTACCTCTTGAAAATGCAGGATTGCTGTTACTTAACATAGCGTGTGTTTGTGCACCGTTATATACAGTAGATCCTTGTGGAAGGAATGTAGTTGTATCTCTATTAGGTGTGAGTGCCATCTTACCGTTAGGATAACGAATAGCTTCGTGTCTGAATCCACCAGGACCATTACCACGTCCTCTATCACCAACTGTGGCGAAAGTATCACGTGCTATCTTGCCATTCTTAACAACATTAGTAGTTGTGTTTGTATGTTCAGTACCGGTATGCAACTTGATTTTAGGTAGTTTATCCATACCTAGTTTATCGCCGACCCAGTTTACACCATCGATTAATTTATTCAGACCTTTTTTAACCGAATCAACCATTCCGTTTATAAAGCCTTTAATTTTACCAATGATATTGCTAAGGCCATCTTTCATCTTGTTGAAAGTACCTTTAACTGAATCCCACAAACTAGAAGCAATGCCAGTAACTTTACTCTTAATCGTTTCCCACTTGTCTATAACACTGTTTTTCACTTTATTAAATATACTTGACACACCATTTTTAAGGTTATTGAAAGTATTCTTTACACCAGACCATAAACTTTTAGCAAAAGATACGACTTTATTTTTAATCGTTTTCCAAACGCTTATGGCGAATCCTTTAACTTTATTGAAAATGGAGGTAACACTATTTTTTAATGAATTGAAGTTATTTCTAACTCCTACCCAAATAGATTTAGCGAAATTCACTACTCTACGTTTTAAAACCGTCCATATTGCAACTGCGTAATTTTTAATTGTGCTGAAAATTGACTTGATACTATTCCATAATTTTGTAAAATTATTTTTTACGCCTGTCCAAATATTTTTGGCAAAATTCACAATTCTTCTTTTTAGAACCGTCCAAATCGCAATCGCATAAATTTTAATTGTATTAAAAATAGATTTAACACTGTTCCATAAACTGGTGAACATACTCTTAACACCGTTCCACAATGATTTAGCACGTGAAACTACAGTGTTTTTAATAGTAGTCCATACTTTAATAGCGAAATTCTTGATACCGTTAAAAATTGATACAACACCGTTTTTCAACCAATTAAATGCTGTTTTCACACCATTCCATAGACCTTTGGCTAAATTAACAACTGTGTTCTTAATTGAAGTCCATATTCTAATAGCGATTGTTTTAGCAGCATTAAACACTGTAGATACTACTGTTCTAACTGTGTTAATATACCATTTAACACCAGCAACCAACGCTTTAACTATGTTTACAACGCCTGTTTTTAATGCGTTCCAAATCCAAAGGGCTGCGGTTTTGATACCATTCCATATTGCAGATAACACTATTTTCAGCGCTTTTATTGGGTTTTGTACTGCTAACTTAATGCCGTTCCACGTTGCTACTGCAGCTGTTTTTAATGCGTTCCACACCCATATAGATGCCGTTTTAATTCCGTTCCATATACCAATAATATAAGGTTTAAGGAACCCAAAAACCGATATAGCAGTGTTTTTAATAGCGTTCCAGGCATTGATTACTACATTTCTAAATGTAGCGTTTGTTTTCCACAGATGGATAATACCAGCAACTAATAAACCAATAGCTGTAATAACCCAACCAATAGGACCAGTCATGAATCTTATAGCTAAACCTAGCCCTCTTGTTGCTAATGCTGCAGCTTTCGATACGAGAGTCCATGTTTTCGTTGCTACGGTAACTAATTTCGTTTTTATTGCTGCGATTGCGCCAGCATTACCAAACAGTTTCGTTGCACCTGTTGCACCTAGCAAAGCACCTCTAAGTAATAATATTGGTTTTGCAGCTAAAAGTGCTACACCACCGAATGCAGTTAGTAGCCCTAATATCTTTCCTATCATAGGATGTGCATTTGTCATTGTGTTCGTCCACTTAAAGAAAGCGTTACTCATGCTTAATACTGCTGCACCTACAGGAGCCATACCTTTGACTAATCCCCATAATGTGCCAGTAATGTTTTTAATTAACGACCATACTTTTGGACCATTCGTTTCTAGGTATTGCACAAATTGTTGGAAACCATCAGACTTTTTCAATCCTTCTGACCATTCTGCAAATCCTTTAGTCACATCTTGTATACCTAATAACACAGTATGAGAATGACCACTAAACGCTTGGAATAAACTAATAATACCTTTAAATATATTTCCAAATATACTACCTACAATAGGTAAGTTAGTTTTCGTATATTCAATGAAACCATTAATTGCTTTAGATCCCTGTACTGAATTAGCCCAGTTATCAAAACTCTTAGCCATATTAGCAAAGCCTTTAGCAGCCCAACCATATAATGGACTTAGTTTATTAAATAATGCGGCTGAACCATTAACAAAACTTTGTGTTGCATTAAGCAAGTTTTGAAATATCTTTGGACCTTGTGTATTCAAAATATCAAATGAACGTTTTGCCACCGAAGATGTTTTAGCCCAATTAAGCATTTTGCCACTAGCAGTTTCTATTTGACTAGCTGTTTTAGTTAGAAACGGATTTAAAGTAGTTAAAGCATATTTAGCAGTGTTAATGCCGTTTGTCATAGTATTGAATATCGCCGCTTGATTTTGTGCTATTAAACCTTCCCAAGAAGATTTAAGACCACTTAAAGCTGTTTGATATGCAGAAACTTCTTTAGTCACTCGTAGTTGTCCATCTTCTAACATTTTCAATGCGTAAGTTGCCTGTCCTGCAAATGCTTGAACAGCACCACCAGCTATAGCAAAAGCACCACCCATACCGATAGCGCCACCAGCGGCTGCAGTTAGCATGCCACCTAATCCAGCACCTAAGCTAACGACTGATCCTAGAATAGGTACGAGTGCAGAAAAGTGTGTGGTCATTACGCCTCCTACAACACCTTGTGTAAGTTCGCCTAAACTACGTAACGTAGTAGCAATACGGTCCATTTGTTGACGTGCGCCAACCCATGCATTAGTAGCAGTACCCATAAGCCTTTGTTGTCTTTGATACTCTTTTAATTCGTCCGTAGTTTCATCAATACGACCTTGTAAAACTTGGAATGCTATTGATTCTTTGATAATATCGTTTCTTAATGTTTTAGCTTCTCGACTATTACCTTGCTGTGATCGTTCTAACTCTCTAAGGTTACCTTTAAGCAAATCTGTATGTGCCTTTTGTTTTTGCATAGTGTGACTTAATTCTGCTAAACGACTTTTATAACCCTGTACACTTTTTTCTGATTGTTTAAAACGCATTTCAGTAAGTTTAGCCTCATTACGTAATTGACCCAAACTATTTTTAACATGGTCAGTAGAGCGACCTAATAGTTTTTGTTGTGCTTGAGTTTGCTTTAATTCATTTTCATAACCATTTAATTGGTTTTCTGCTTGTTGTACTGCACGACTCGCATTCTGTAACTTTATTTTTTGTTCATCAGTCACATTGTTACTTTGTTTCATTTGTCGTTGCATTTCGTTTAGGGTATTATTACGTTGAGCCAATAACCCTTCTTGTAACTTGATTGCGCGACCTAAATCAGTTTCTTGTTGTGCTAAAGATTCTGCGCTAACTTCATTCTGCTTCATTTCTTTACGTTGGTTGCGCAAAGATTTATTGATTGCCTTTAAGTTACGTTCAATTGTGGTTTTGGATGCTTTCAGTGGGTCAACATCCATCGACACCTCTGCACTCAAATTAAAATCTGCCATTCTCTCACCACCTTTTTTTATAGCATCGCCATCATTTCTTCAGGACTTAAAGCACCAGACTTAGCAACTTTAGACGCTTTTTTCTTACGTTTTTTAGTTGCAAATATCTTATTGAAGTCATCCATAACGATTTGGTCAACTTCATGTGGCTTATACTGTGCATCCTCGATAAAATGACGGTAGATTTCGTATAAATCTTCTACGACTTCGCTGGCTGTTTTGCCTTCGTTGTAGTCGCTTTTTTTGTTTGCTTTCCCGTATCGTTGTTAGCGAAGATTTTGCTATAAGTGTCAGCGAGAGAGTTTTCAACTTCTAAACCGTCAAATACTTCATCAATCGTAAATTGATTGTCGAACACCTTCACAAGTAAACCTGCAAATTCGTCGTACATTTCAAATGTATCTTCTGATTCTTCTTCTTTTGCTCTTTCGTCTAATTCCTCTGATTTTTTCAAGAATTCTTTGTACTCATCAGTTTGCTCAAGATCATCTAGCTCTTGGAAATACTTTTCTTGTTCTTCATCTGTTTCAGCTTCGCCTAATTTTTCTTCAACTTTTTCAATCTTGTTTAAAATACTTCGGTGTTTTCGGTATAAGTTTTGTATTTCGCCTACTACACCAAAGCCGGCTTGTAATTCTTTCTCGAATTCTGCTTGTGCTTTCATCGCACCTAAATTCAATTTGTCTTTAGAAAAAATTTTGTTTTTACCATCAATTTTTAAAGTTACTTTAGCCATATATAAGCTCCTTATAAGTTATTTTTTTTAAAATTTCATTTACTTACCATTTTTATTCTGATAACTCCCAATCGTCTCTAAATGTGAATCCGATGGTATAATCGACATCTTTAGTTTCTCTAATGTCTAAAATTTCATTGTTTCTTGTATGAATATCAATCGAATGAGTGTCTTTGTTCCAACGCCAAAAACCTCCCCATTCCGGAAGTGTTATGTCATGCCCTCTTTTTAAATACGAGTATGCTGCTTGAAATTTCATGTTATATCCCCCCTGTTTAGTTATTTTTGTATACAAAAATAGGCGACCGGTTAAAGTCGCCTCAAATCAATTTATGCTACTGGTTCTTCTGTAGTTTCGCCACTATCTGGGTCAGTCGTCACTGTTCCATGAATAGCGTCATAGAATGCTTGTTCGTCAAATTCTGGGTCTGCACTGTGAATACGAGCGAATACTAATTTATCTTCTTCACGTTGCATGAATGACCCTTCCATTTCGATCTGGTCTTGTTGTTCTGGTGAATCTTCCATAGTAGAGGCACTTGTACCTGGAATGTTGAAGTTACCACGTGTTAAACCGTAGTGGATGAATGTTCCATCATTACAACGATACTTCCAAGTTGCCGAAACGTAAGGAGGTACAAGGTCTGATTTGTACATTTCAATACCTTTTTCATTAGGTACTCCAAGTAATTCATTACGTTCTTCCTTAGTTAATTCCATTAAGTTAGCTGTTAATGTCGCACCAGTAATACCACTGAATAGAGATAATTTTTTAACACCATCAGCGTATACTGGTTCGTTACCTTGTTCTAACTCTAATTCAATTTCTTGTAATCCAGGAACGTCTGTAATTGGACCAGCTGTTTCTACACCGTTACCAACTTGTTTACGAATTTTAAATCCTTCACATGTAATCGCTACTTTTTTATCTGCCATAGTTTATTACTCCTTTTTAGTTAAAATAATGTTGAAGCTAAGCGTTTGGTTATAAAGATTAAAATCTTCATCCTTACTTAGCTCTCTTTCAAAGCAAATACCGTTGATATTATCGATAATTTCAATCACACGCTCATTAATTGAATAAACGTCATTGATTGACTTACCAAAGGTTTCAACGGCAAATAAATAACGATAATGACCACTGCCACCATCGTTTTCTAGTGCATTGCCATTCATGATTTCTGTTAAGCGCATGAATGGTGCCTCCTCTGTTTTTTGATAAGATTCGGGTATTTCAAATGTGTATATTAAAGGCTGTTTAGAGCTTGTTTTACGGACTTCATTCATCATAGACACCAACTGTTCATCTTTACGCAATAAGTCCCACATACGTACAATGGGGTGCCTAGTCAACGTCAAATACCTTTTCCATAGCTTGACGGTATATAGCTAGTATTGGCCCTTTTGCTTGTTCGTGAGATTTACGTAAAAAGTGTTGTGGTGGTTGTCCAACTGTACCTCTAACTTTTGTACCAACATCTGGAAAGTGGATATACCAACCGGATTCTTTACGTGATTTACCCATTTGATAACCAACTTCTTTTTTAGGATAAGTTTCATCGCGTTGAAAGTTAGATATTTTGGTAACGTCCCTCGCATGATCGCTGTGCGTTTGTTTATCAGATACTGGCGTATTCATTTTGAGGATACCTTCATAAGTTTTGGATGCATTAGTAACAGCCCTTTTAGCTTGTTTCTCGCTTTCCCATATCAACTTATTGAGTTTGTCCGAAATATCTTTATCAGAATCTCTACGTTTTGTCATTCAACCACCTCACATTTCAACTGTTGGCGTTCCATGTCTTGAAAGTCCGTTTCAATAGTTTTTATCTCATATTGCTTACCTTTAAATTCCACAAATAATCCCGAATGTATATCTGCTTTTTGTCTATAACGAATGATGAATACTATCGTTTCCCGTCTTGTGTCTAAGTCTTCATTTCTAAATTCTTTAATAGTAGTTTTTGACACTTCACAAAACGGAGTGGCGATAGTAGTAGGTACTTCCTCGTATCCACCTTCATCGTTTATCATATTTTCAACCGAATAAATTTTTATTCTGTGCTTGAGTTTGCCGATTTCCATTTTGCATACTCACCCCTTAACGCTTGTATTAACGCAAGTGATGATTGAGGTGTTTCGACTTTCTCAAATTGCGTTGTAGTAGAACGATTTTCGTAGTGATGTGCAACATGATTGATAACAGCCAAATTAAAAAGGCTTATTACTTCATCGTTGGATGTGTAAAAGCCTTCATCATCTGTTATCGCACCTTTTACTTGTCGCCTTGCAGCAGGTAAATAAAGATACTGTATTTCGTTGTCATCAAAGTCATGATCTACACGTATTGCGTTTTTGATGTTTTCTAACGTAAGTTCATACACACGTATCACCTACTTTTTATCTGTACGTTCTAAAAAAGGACCGTCAAACCCATTTGCTTTTAAAGTACTTTCAACTTCATCAGCACGTTTGACAGTCATTTCTACCTCGTCATTTTTCTTTAATTTTTTGTCTAACTCTAAATCTTTATAAGGTTTAACAACTTTATATTTAGCCATCTATATTCCTCCTATTATGCTGTTGGTTCTGAACCTGTACCTAAGTCGCCAGCAGTACCAGTGTAAGTAATGAAACGACCCGCTTCTTCTACACCTTTTTTAACGTCGAAACGCATGTAAGCTGCTAAGATTTGACCATAGATTTCATTTTCTACCCATTTAACAGATGCTTGTTTGCGGTCTGCAAAGAATACTGCATAGTTTAAATCACCGATAAATGCTTTCTTATCACCTTTAACACCAAATAGTTCATCTTTAATAATGAATACTGGACGACCAAATAAAACTGTTCCAGTTGGGCTTGTAATATCTTGTTTTAATAGGTATTGACCGTTTTTATCTTTCAATGTATCTAAGGCTTGATAGAATGATTGAGATACAACTAATGAAAGATTGTACGCAGGGTCGATCTCTACGTTGATAATTTGTTTAATATCATCTAAGTTTGCAGTGTCAACCGGTGCAAATGTTTTCATTACATCCGCAATGTATTTGTTAGTAGTGTTTACTGCTTGTCGTGCGTTATTTCTAGCGATAATGTTTGCTAAGTTAGCTTCTGAATCATCAAGTGCTTCTTGTGACACTGGAATTTGACCACGATAAGTTTTTACTTTGTAATCAATGTCAGTGAATTTAGGAGAAGCAAGCTCTGGGTTCTTAGCTAATTCTTCCACACTTACCATTGTTTCTTGTGCTGGATTTAAAATTGGATGTGATCCAGACGCAGTTGTTACTGGTTGTACGTTAACGAATTTCTTCAAGTCAACGAATGTTTCTGGTAATTCTTCTGGTTGATATTTAATATCTTCCGGAATGATTGGTTGCGCTTCTACAGATGTAACGTTGTCACGTTGAGCACCTTTTGTTTTAACATAATCCAAAAATGCCTGTGTTTCCTCCGAAAATTTATTGTCTTGGTTTCCTAAAATTTTTCTCGCCATAGAACGTTTGCCTCCTAGTTTCTTTTTCTTTTCTTCTTCTAATTCTTCTGGTGTTTTTTCTTCGACTGGTGTTTCCGGATTTTCTTCCGGTTGTTCTTTCTCATCTGCTTTAGGTTCTTTGTCTTGTTCCGGTTGCTTCTCTACTTCTTTATCTTCAGTAGGTGGTTCTGCATCCGGCTTTTCATTCTTTTCTTCCGTTTCAGTTTTGTCTTTCGGTGCTTCTGAATCTCCACTGATTTTTTCTTCAGCAGAAACAGCGTCCACAATTTCTTTTTGCTCGTTGTAAGCATTTTTAGCTTGTTGGATTTCTTCTTGTAATTTACGAGCAGTTTCAACATCACCGTTATTAACGGCTTTTTGTGCTTGGTCAATTAAGTCATTAATCGACTTCGCTTGTTCTTGAAGTGTTGCCATATAGGTATTCCTCCCTTGTTTTTGTTAAAAATTGGCATAAAAAATAGCCTACGTATCAATACGTAAGCCTTCCAATTCAAGCTCAATTTTCATTTTTTCCAGTTGTTTAAATTTGTCTAATCCTTTAGCTCTTTGGCCTACTGCAACCGTTGTTTCTTGGTATGCTGGTATTGTTACAATACTCACTTCAATCAGTTCATCAATTTTATTGATAGTTTGTACATATTCGCCATCTACTTTTGACCATGTTCTTGCAGTATCATCATTGGGTGGTAATGTAAAAAAGAAACTACACTGGTTCACATTGCCCGCTTTAATATTTTCATATATATCTTTAGCGTATGATGTGTTAGGTAAGTAACATTTGAAGTACAACCCTTTACTGTCTATTGAAAGTTCTAATGTTTTAGCTTGTGTACGCCCTACAACTTGGTTGAAATCATGATTGATTAAGCATTTAACATCCGATATATCTACTTCGCTTAGTGCATTCGGATTTATAATTTCTTTAAACCCTCCTAAGTCGTCACTCAATGTATCGAAGATAATCGCATAACCTTCCACAACCATTTCTTGTTGTCCAGTATCAATTTGACTGTTCGCCATTCGGTTCACCCCCTTTTTGTAGGGATTCAATATTTTTCTGAACCTTACTATTTTGATACGCTTGTAAGTCTTTTAATAGAATTGTATTCAAGTCAGCTAACGGTTCATCACCACCTTCAACTGGATCTAATCCAAACTCTGCACGCGCTTCGTTTAACATCATAATTTTTTTCTGGAACAATTGCGTAACACGTTCCAACTTAATTTGTGGATCACTGTCAATTAAGCGTGATACGTCGTAATCAAGCGATACTTCATACGGTGCTTGGACAAATAGTTTTTCCTCTATTTCTGCGTTCATCATTGAGAATATCGGATATAAGGTGTTTCTGTAGTACTCAATACCAGAATCTTTAAGTGATGTATTTACTGTTTCAATACCTAATTTAGACATCGGTAATCCAAAAGCTTTAGCAACTTGTTGCGTACTAAACTTATAACTATTTAAGAAATTCAGTACCTCTGTAGGTACTTCTAAGCGTTTAAAGTCCATTGTGTCGTCAAGCATGACTAAACCGTTATTATTTTTTAGCTGGCTATTTTCGAAATTTTGTTTGATTAAACCTAATTCTTCATCAGAATAGCGTCCATCTTCATACTTCAATACTGCAGTGGATGTACCACCATTTTTAAAGAAGTCATCTAAGAAACGTTTACTACCCATTGATATTCCTATCTCATTAGCTAACGAGAATAGAGGGCTGTACCCATTAAATCCATCTAAACTAAACATTCTGAAATGAAGTACATCTTCAGTATCAAATTGAACGTGGCCATCTAATTCATCGATGTAATGATATTTAATTTGGTCGTCTTGTTGTTGAATAGATACTGCACTATTTTGCATGTAGTATAACTCAACGGGGTCTCCATTTTCATCACGGACAATTTCTACATAGGAATTACCGTTTAACAACATATTGGCCACAAGAATGTACTTAAAATGCCATGCATCTAAATGTGCATTAGGTCTTTTGTTTAATAACTTCAATATCTTTTTATCAGCGTCTAAATAACTATCTTTATCATTAAACTTAATCGTTGTACTGGCTATATCTTTAGAAATAATATCAATAGCTGTGAAAATATCACTGTTTTTTAATGAAGATATACCCGACCATGTTATACCAGCCATGCCACCCGTTTCAGTTAGCATTCTTAATGTTGATTTATCCACAGTTACATCATTGCTACGTTTAAATCCTCTAAAATTAAATACTCCCATTATCTATTTCCACCTCCCTTCTGGAAAGGGTCATCAATTGTTATTGCTAATCCAGTTAGCATTAAACCACCGATAATAAATCCTAAGGGTTCCCACGCTAAATAAGCACCATAAGCGATTGATACAACGCCTATAAGTGCAAATAGGATAACTAATATATCTTTGGTTAATTTCACGCATACACCCCCTTAAATGAACATTGGTAATGCTCGTTTTTTCTCCCATTCATGTTCACTTGCTATTACATAAGCAAATATAGTTGCCATTAGTGGGTCAATCTTTTCTCTGTTAAGTTTTTTCTCAATCATTACTGCATCGTTCACATTCTTAGCAACTGCATTCTTAATTGCTATATCAAGTAATGGATTCTTATGATGCTTAATTTCTCCATTAATTACTTTAAATCTAAAATCAATATTAGGATTAGATAACGTTTGTTGCCCTTGTCTTATCTCAATTAGATCATAACGCCAATTACGTTTTTCTATTTCAGGTAAATAACTGTGTATAGCGTAAGGGTCATAACAAATAGCTTGAACATCTAAATTATGTTTTCTTACAAAGTTTTCTATATAGTCCAATACTTGTAATGGATTAATGATTCCACTTTGCAAATCGGTAATCGTACAATAACCCTGTTTTTCAATTTGTCTGTAGTCAATTAAATCACGTTCAATTTTTGCTTGTAATCCACCTTTTGTTGATACAAATGAATGACTAGTAATGAAATACTGCTTATTTGGCTCATCTAAATGTATAAAAGACACTGCAGTTAAATCATCTGCGCGAGATAAATCAAGCCCTATATATGTTTTAGTTCCTTTTATATCGAAATTACTTTCATTTTTCTTCCAATCTTCAAAATTTAAGTAACTTTCTTCACTAGCTTGCATCCAATAATTGAAGTTTTTAACTAAAACCTTAAACATCGTACCTTTTTGTACCGCTTCATCTACACGTTTTTGTAGAAATGTTTCGATTTGTTCCTTTAATTCATCTGACTCGTTAATAAGCGGATTAGATTTAGCCCACATTTGTTTCTCTTGCCATTCTTCTTCGTTGTCTTGTTCGAAGATAATAGCAAAATACTCATGATCTATATAACTTCCATCCAGTATTTCTTTAGCATATGGCCATTCATCTGTATACATCGGTGCATTTAAGTTAAACCCTGCCGTGGAAATGATGAATATTAATGATTGAACCAAGTTACCTTGACCAGATTGAATAAGCTCCACCATTTCATTCGTTTTAGCTGCATGATACTCATCAATAACTGCTAAAAACGGTTCGAACCCATCGACTGCACCAGTATCACGAGAGAGAGGCATTACATATGAGCCATCTTTTAGATTTTGTAACAACTCACGTACCTTTTTTACATCTTTTTTTAACTCTGGTACCTGTGATACAAAATACATTAATTGTTTAGCTACCATATTGAATACAATACTTGCTTGTTTCTTGTCATTTGCAGCAGTAAAACATTGTCTGCCTTCTTTTGGCTCGCTATCAAACAAGAATGAGTAAAGGACAAGACCACTAACAAGTAGTGACTTACCTCCTTTACGTGACATTGAGATAAATGCTTTCTTAAACCTCAAATAATCATCATCTGTAAACCAACCACGTACCATTGAGACCATGAATTTTTGAAATAACGCTAATTTGTGGAACTTACCTTTAGTATCTGGCAGCGATTCCATGAATTTGATAACTTTCTTAGCACGCTTAGGTTTATACACGTAAGGAAAATCTTCATTTTTAATACGTTTTAAATCATTTAAGTGTCTTACACATGCTAGTTTGGTATCTTTGCATGTAATAAATGTTCCAGATAATACCATGACACAATATTTATAAGCGTCATCCTTGTACTCATCCGGAACATCTAGTAATTGTTCGTATTCTTTTGCAATTTTTACGCTAGTCATCGTCATCAACACCAAATTCATCATATACAGACTTACGCGTTTGGTTTTCTGTAGGTGTGACAAGTTTCATCCTACTATCTATTGTCATTCCTAACGAACCACATAGAGATTTCAACTCTTTAAGCCCGTCCATATAGTTAAAATACTGTGGTGTACGCTTTGTACCATCTTCATTTATACTTCCATGTTGCATAATATGCCTGTATGCTTCGTCAGTTGCAGCAACAACTTGGCAATAACGCTTCACACGATCATAATCAAGTTCTGCAATAGGCAATTGCTCTAATAAAGGAACAACTCGTAACCATTCCTTTTTACCATCTTCTGGTAAATCATCTGGAATGTTGTTTACATCTATTTTATTAAATTGTTCTAGGCTATTTTCTCGTAATTCTGATTGTTCCAATTCTTCTTTGGTACGATGACCTTTTTTAGTAGCGTTTAACTTTCTTGGTCTTGCCATTTTCACACCTCCAATTGCCCAAATAGGCATTATTACGTTTTATAGTTTTGGGAATTTGGTCACAAAGAAGTATCGAGCGATTAAATAAAAAATATATTTAAATGGCGGTCAAATCGACCCTCCCCTTTATCCATAGCTATACTTCCGGTCTACGTCTAGGCGTATGTTCTATCCGGTTATGACATGCCGTACATACAGTAACCAGATTATTCATATCTAATCTTCGTTTCCAATCATCTTTCAACTCAACAATATGATGGACCATCAGACGTTTATCATTCACAATACCTTGCTTCAAGCACTCCTGGCACAAGTATTTGTCACGTAATAGCACTCTCTTACGTTTAGAGCGCCACTGTGACGATTGATAAAACTCTGTATACTTACTATCCTTACCGTAGCGAACCCTAGCATTGTACCTCTTACTGTTCCGTTTGCGTTCCTCTAGCAATTGGTCTTGAGTCATCGTCTTATTACCTAAACGAATCTTTGGTTCTATGAAAGACAAATGAATCAACTTCTTTCATTTAATATTTATAATTAAAATAATTAATTTAGTTTGATAAATAAAAAAAGAAAAGACAAAAAGAAATATAAATATTATTTGTCGAAAAACAAAATCAATTCTTCTTATCTTAACTTCATTGAATCAATCATTAATGTTAATGATCAATTGTTCTAATCAACTTAATAT